AATGATGAAATGAATCCCTATAAAATTGATAATAAATCAATGGCTTATTCATCTATTTATTATGATCATGAAGATAAAAAAATAATTTCTGTTTCAGGATTTGAAGAATTTCCAATGGTTGTTCCAAGATGGCTAAAATCATCAGCGGAAACTTATGGAAGATCGCCATCAATGACAGCATTACCAGATATTAAAATGGTAAATAAAATGGCGGAAACAACAATTAAAGCAGCACAAAAGATGGTCGACCCCCCTCTTCTTGTGCCTGATGACTCTTTTATTCTCCCGATACGAACCCAGCCTGGTGGATTAAACTTTTATCGATCAGGCTCTAGGGATCGTGTAGAACCTCTTAATATTGGAGCAAATACTCCTGTTGGATTAAATATTGAAGATCAACGAAGAGAAGCAATTAGACAAGCCTACTTTGTAGATCAATTACTTATGTCACAAGATGTAAGAATGACAGCAACAGAAGTAATGCAACGAAACGAAGAAAAAATGCGATTGCTCGCACCTGTTCTCGGCAGACTCCAGGCAGAAATGTTACAGCCTTTAATTAATAGAAGTTTTAATATTTTACTGCGTAAAGGTGTTTTACCTGAACCACCAGGATCTTTACAAGGAAATACAGTTGATATTGAATATGTATCACCACTTGCTCGTTCACAACGAACAGGCGATGTTCAGGCAATACTACGAACTTTAGAAATTGTTACTCCTTTATCACAAATGTTACCAGTTATGGATTATTTAGATGCTGATAAATTAGTTAAACATATTGCGGATGTCTTAGGAGTTCCAAGAAAAATTTTACGATCTGATCAAGAGGTTGCAACGATTAGAGAACAACAAGCAGCAGCTCAACAACAACAAGCAGAATTAGATCAAGCATCACAATTAGCGGAAGCTGGAGGTGCAGCAGCACCATTATTAAAAGAGGTCAATAATGCCTAATGCAGAAAATATAATAAAACAGTTGCGAGAAGATTATAAAATGGTTTTTGGTTCAGATCAAGGTATCCGTGTATTACGAGATATTGAAAATAGAACTGGAGTCCATAAATCAAATTTTTCTAAAGATCCATATGAGATGGCATTTTTAGAAGGTCAGCGAGCTGTTCCTTTATTTATTAAAGGAATGTTACAACCAGAACCAAAGGAGAAAAAATAATGGCTGAAGAACAGACAACTGCACCTGAAGTGCAATCTGAAGAAACAACACAACCAACAAATTTTATAGATACTTTACCAGAAGATATACGAGCAGAATCATCGCTGCAAAATATACAAGATGTTGGTCAATTAGCAAAAGGATATGTTCATGCACAACGCATGGTGGGAGCTGATAAAGTTCCTATTCCAACAAAAAATTCAACACCCGATGATTGGAATGCTGTTTTTAATAAACTTGGCAGACCAGATTCAGCAGAAGGTTATGAATTACAATATCAATTACAAGAAGGTGCGGATATAACACCTATTAATAATTTTAAAGCAAAAGCTCATGAGTTAGGATTATTACCAAATCAAGCACAAGGATTGTTAGATTTTTATACAAATTTAGAGCAAGGAGCTATGGATACAGCTCACAAAGATGCTGAATTAAATCGTGTAGAAAATGAAACAACTTTGCGACAAGAATTTGGTTTAGCTTATGATAAAAAAGTTAACCAGGCAAATTCAGTATTTAAAAATTTTTTTGCACAAGATATGGCGGATTTAAAATTACAAGACGGCACATCTGTTGGCAATCATCCTGGTTTTATAAAAGCACTCATAAAAATGTCTGAAAATTTTTCAGAAGATAATATGGGAGCTGGTCAAGAAGAGTCAGGTGCAATGACTCCAGCAGAAGCGGACAGAGAAATACAAAAAATATTAGGTGATCCTAATCATGCGTATTTTCAAAAAAATCATCCTGGACATAAATCTGCTGTTGACGAAATGTTTAAATTAAATAATATGAAATATGGAGTTTTGTCAGGGTAGTCTTTTTAGATCCTGATTGACAATCTGAATAGAAGATCGGCTATCAGCCGTTAAATGAAGATTAACCTACATCGTAGATAATTACTCGACACATTAACCTTTCACTAAATAGGAGGCAATTATGTCAAGTGAAATTACCACAGCTTTTGTACAACAGTATAGTGCTAATGTACAAATGCTTGCACAACAAATGGGTAGCCGTTTGCGTGAAGCTGTGGATGTGGAATCTGTTACTGGAAAAAATGCTTACTTCGACCAAGTCGGAGTTACAGCAGCTCAGATAAGATCTAGCAGACATGCAGATACACCACAAATTGATACTCCTCATTCTAGAAGAAGAGTTTCATTAGCTGACTACGAGTGGGCTGATCTCATTGACGATCAGGACAAAGTAAGAATGCTAATTGATCCAACTTCAAGCTACGCAAAAGCAGCAGCAGCTGCGATGGGTAGATCTATGGATGATGTTATCATTACAGCTTTAGGCGGCACAGCCTATACTGGCGAAACTGGTAGTACATCTACTGCTTTGCCAAGCACTCAAAAGTTTGCAACATCAAACCAATCTGATGGTTTAACGATTGCTAAACTTCTTGATGCAAAAAAGAAAATGGATTTAAAAGATGTAGATCCATCATTAAAACGATATGTCGTTTGTGGAGCAACTCAAATAAGTGATTTGTTAAA